CCGATAGCCCAACTTCCACAGCAATCGCGCAATGTCTGTTGCAGTGTCAGCAACCGCAGCCTCGTCGAGTTCTGGTCTGATGCAGTGCAATGCTTCGTGGATGAGCGTATCCATCCTGTCCTGCTCAGACGGCCAGGTTCCGATGCGAATGATGCGACCTTTCAAATGACCTGGGTCGTGCATGTCACCGTAGTCGCGCATGTTTGCGACGAAGCGAAGCGTCCAGTACTTGCCACCAAGTCGTACACGCATGGCAATACCTCAGTGTGCAAGATGGAATTCGGGAGTGAGCGTGTACTTGGTGTCGGGTTTGCCGTTTCGTGTCTTTGAGGTGCGCTTCGCAAGGAACAAACGCATCCACACTGCACCCTGTACTTCCGGCCCTCTGCCTTGCTCAATGTGCCAACCTGCATGACCGTCGTCAAACTCGTCCTTGTAAGTACCCGTGCGTACATGGTATTGAATGTCGCTGACAATTCGTGCGCCACCTCGGTCACACACTAGCCGCTCACGCGACAACGGCATGAACCACTGTTTGTGTACATGGTGATAGTGCCAGTTTCGTTGGCGCACTCAACAAGTTGGTCGCTAACCGTGTCTGAGGCCATGACATATCCATCACCTTGCATACGGCCCAACTTGGCGAAACTAGCTTCACAAGACAAAGACACATAATCGGCAGGGCCAACACCACCGGCATAGGGAATGCCGTACTGCGCTGAAACATCAGAGATAGTGCCAATCCACACTAGATATGCAGCGCCAGTAGTGTTTTCAATTTTGATGTAGGTACCAGAAACTAAATCTGCAATAGGCGAAGCAAAGCCTGTTGGGTAGCGCATCTCAACAGTTGCTGTGCTTGCTTTGATTTGTTGCAACTGTGCTTGTCTGCCAATGTTTGCCACAATGTTTTGCACATTGGTTAGTGCTGTCCAGGTGGAGCCATTGGTCGAGTACGACACCGTATAAGTCTGTAAAGGCATGACTAGTAGATGTTGCTCACACGGATAGGTACAGAGCCGTTTTGCCTCATGTAAGTGCGCAAAGCATTTACCACGCTCTGAGGGTCGCCACCGTTCACATTGATAGTCACACTGTTGCCACCCATTTGGCCCATACGATCTAATGGGATTACAGCCTCAGGGCCTTTCTCACCAATCATGGCTAGGGTCGCGCTAGTCACGATGCCACCCTCAGCGAGCATTGGAATGTTAGGAACATCGAAGCCTTTGCCACCGAGGCCAGGCACCCAGCTTGGAACCTTGAAAGACAGTTTGCCGATGGTGTTATTCCAGAGGGTAGCGATGCCGTTGAAAATGCCCTTATAGAAGCCAAGCAGAGTCTCAAAGTAGCTTTTGATTACGCCAATGCTAGAAGTGACCACGGTATTGATCACACTAAAAATGCTGTCCACAATGTTGCGAAAGCCCTCAAACTTTTTGTAGGCAAGCACAAGGCCAGCCACTAAAGCAGCAATAGCAATAACCATGAGTGAAATGGGGTTTGCAGACATGACAAGGTTGAAAGCAGCCTGGGCAACTGTCGCTGCGATGGTGTATGCAGCCTGCAGTTTGAGGTAGGCGTTGTAGGCAAGAATGATGCCGGCAAGCGTGCCGATGACACCAGCTACTGCCAAAAACGCTGTGGTGTTCTCGCTTGCTAATGTGGCAATTCTGCTAAGTACCGGCAGTACAGCTTGGATTGCTGGCATGAGTGCTGCACCGATTGACTCTTTGGTTTCCTGCAGGCTGATGCTGAGGCGTTTGAATTGTCCCTGTGCAGTGTTTGCAGCTGTTGTTGCTGCACCACCTGTGGCTGTGCCAATGGCATACATGACATCTTCAAATGATGCGCCGTCCTCAATCATCTGTCGGTACTCAGGTGCCAACTTGGCTAGAGCCTTCAGATTTCCACCGTAAGCCCTTTCCAAAGTTTTGGTTACTGAGGCCAGGGGCACGCCTTTTTGGGCAGCAAGATCCATAGCAGCCGTGGCTAGTTTTTGCGCATCAGTAATTGAACCTGTAGCTCTAACTAGACCAGCAAAAGCAGGCCGTAATTCATCATCTGTGATGCCTAGCAATTTGCCTTGTGCAGATACCCAATCCTCAACACTGGCGATTTGTGCAGAGTTAGCACCTGTGGTGGCTGTGAGTTGGCGCGCCAGTTCTTGCTGTGCTGCATCGTCCTCGATGGCTGCTTTGGTTGCGTCGCCGAGGGCAACTGCTAAACCAGCTACGGCTGCAGCTGCAGGTAGCGCTGCTTTTTTGAGTGCAAAGTTGGCTTTAGCGCCTGCACCCTCGAGGCTGTTGAACTCCTTTATGGCTTTATCAATGCCTTTGGAATTGAACTCCGAAACAATGGGTATATAAACAGCCATTACTTGCCCAGTGTCCTGTTCACCTGATTAAGCACTTGCTCAATGGCCTGCAAAATATCCTGAGTGGCCTGGCCGTAAATGTATTCACGCTCACGCCACATACCACGCTGGGCAGGGCCGTAAGCCGTAGTTAGGTAGGCAGAGAATTGGCCAGTGTCGCCACGCAAACCTGCCATATCAAAAATGGCACCACCGGCATCTTTTTGTAGCAAAGTAACTAGAGGCGATGAGCCACGCTGGCTACGGCCACCCACCTGAATGGTCACACCCTTGCGTACTTTCTTAGGGTCATACGAGAGGCGACCTGTGCCCTTTCGAGATGGTGCCATGCCTGATAGTGGTGGCTGGCCAGGGTAGGTCTGAGCCACGCGACTCACCATCTCAGCGCCACTAGCTTTGATCTGGTTCACAGCCTTGAACTTGGTCTTGCTGTCAATCTTTTGCAGTTCAGCCAGCGCTGCCTTCAGGCCGTAAATCTCGGTGCTTGCTGTAACGCTCATTTGGCCTTTTTCCTCTGCTCATTGATAATACTAATGCAGGTGTTCAGGTCGGGTACATCAAACTCTATTTGTGGTGGCCACCAGCCACACTCAACTAGCAAGGTTGCTAGGGAATGTCGGTAGGTGCCACCTCGGTAGGGTTTGCATCTGGTTGCTCAATTACTTCTAGATCAACGAGCTGTTTGATGAAGTCGTCAAGCATGAGAGGCACTGTCACTGAGCCTTGCTGTTTGCTTGCCTCGTGAGCCATGTATGCCAAGTCCTCAATACCGAGGCCACCTTCTTGGATTTGGCTGATTTTGCGCTTGTATTTACGCTCCCACATAACAATGGTGTAAAGGTTCGTGGTAACTGTGTAGTCACCCGAGCCGATGTTTACTCGCATGGTCAGTTGCATGTCGGGCCTGCTTTCTATTTAGGGTTTAGGGCGCTGTGATGTCTCGCGCGAATGTGCCACCGGTGAATGTCACTTCAATCATTGACAGCTCACCATAGGAGCCTGTGATTGGTGTGAACGATGCCAGCATTGCATTGGTGATGGTGTACTCAGGGTTGGTGGCTGACTCTGAAGCGCCAGCAGGTGACAAGGTAAGCACTGATGTGCCTGAGCCAACTGCAGCAAACAATGTGGCCTCAACAGATGAAGCGCCGTAAGCAGCGTAAAGCGTGAGGGTTACCTCAACGGCCTGCAAGCCCTTTACAAAAACATGGCCTGCATCGCCAAAGCTGGTGCTCTCAAGCGAGTCGTAGCCAACAGTGAGTGTGGCTGATGAGCAGAGCGAGGTTAGATCAACAACGGAGCCAGCTGTGGCAGGGTTGAGCGTCACGGTTGGATTTGTGAGATAGGTGGTAGTGCTGGTGGCCATGTTCAGTCCTTTGGTGTTAGGTGTTGTCGGCCACCAGTGATGCTTTTATTATGTCAGATTTTAGAGGGTCAGGTACGCATTACAAGTATGCAGCCTGCAAAGAGATTTGTAAATCATAAGCAGGGAACTCTTGCCCACCGATACTGGCGAGCCCTGGCCTGCCATCGGTTACGGCAACATTCTTATCGAGTAGTGCAGCTGCGATTGCGAGCAACGGCCTAAGGGTGTCTAGGTTGCCTGGGCCTATACCAATGACGCGCACAGGGAAACGCATAGTGACGATTTTGTTGTTAAAAGCCTCAAAGGTAGGAGCATCAATAAAGCAGCAGTTGCTGTTGAGGTTTCTAGGGTCTGTCACTACTCGCAAGCCACTGATGGTGGCAAGGGTGGTGGCTAGGTCGTCTATGGCCTCATTGAACAGGTCTGTGTAAGCCATTACGCAACAGCAGGCCTATCAATACCTAGCAACTGTTTCACCATCGGTGTAAAGGCATTGGTGGTTATTGCTTGCCCCATTGAGTCAAAACTGGCGAATTGGTCGATGCTGCCACGCTGCCTAAAATATGCGCCAGCCAACATGATCGTGCCCAGGGTGCAATCTCCAGATGGGCTAGTTGCTAGCGCATCGTAATAGCCAGCCTCTTGCCTACGCCGATAGGCAACCTGATTACCGGCAGACACGCACTGTGCCAAGAATGTGGACTCGTCAGCGCTTGGGCTGGTAAGGCCAAGCCATAACTGCGTTTGTGCACTGGTCACCCAGGTGCAGGTTTGCGTGTAAGCGAGGCTTCCGTTAGGGA